TGATTGTATTCTCCATGTTCCTCCGTTAGGTGAGCGAGTTTGTAATTCTCTATGGTGTCATACCCTTTCTGATTTATCCTAAGGGCTTGACACTTTTCGCAGACTGCTACTGTCTTAACCTGTACGTAATCGGTCAAGCAGTAGCAGTCCCAAAACTTCTTGTCCATTAGACCTCCTTTCCAATAGTTATTGGGTTGCTTTGTATCAGCCCTCTAAGGTTAAACATTGCTCTATGAAGTTCTCTAAGGAGTGCGTGTGCTTGCTCTAACTCCGTGGATAGTTCGGCACACTTCTTATGAAGGTTCGATATCTCCGCTTGCTTTGCCTCCGTTTCGTTGATCAACTGCTCTCTCGTAGGTTGTCGTCCCACATGTAATCCATTACAGGAACCACACCACAGGTCTCCATCCTTAGGGCCAAAGAATACTGCCGTAGCCCACGAATCAGTTACCGTCCAAGACTTATCGCACTTGGTGCAGGTAACCTCGTTAAGTTCGTATCCCAACTTTCTTTTACTCATTACTCTCCCCCCATTACTTTAAGTGTGAACTCCTCCATCGTGTCCAACCCATACTTAATGCTGTAGTTCCTCCCGTCACTCCCACTAAGGTAGGCTGTGCAGTTCTCTTCAAAGGCCCACCGCTCAGCGTCCTTGTTAGCCTCTAACTCCGTAGCATAACCGAACATACCAGCTACGTAAGGCATCACCATCTGGAACTCTTCGTCCCACGTACATAGCTGAGACTTCCAACCACCTACGCTTTCGTAAACGTAGATATAGCTTTCCCTATTCGAATTGTCCATGCTACTTTACCCTCACTTCCTTGAACCGATAGACTCCGTGCTTGTCTACCGATTGCACTAACTTGGTCTTGTGCTTGGCACCAAGATTCTTACTAACTACGGTGTTACGGTTACCCAGTATCTGCTGGATAACCTGCGATGCTATGGCTTGCTGTTGAGTGATAGCCATGAGTTGCTCCTTTATAGGGTTAGGGTTCCGAACTCTGCTTTGTAATGGCTGTTGTCCATGATGGGAATTCGGATGCCATTCTCAGGCATCTCATCTTCCCACTGAATTCTTTCTTGAATGTAATCGTAGTAGTCTGCGACCACTGGACCCGAACAGTTGGACCGGATCTCGTACCTAAGGAACGGTCCATCAAGCTCAGCATCGGCGAAGCTTTCCACCGCACTAAGCAACTCCTCGGCTGTGATCTCCTCATTTCTTTGGAGATCCATGGCGAACTTAAACAAGCCGCCATCATACTCTTCTTCGCTCAAGATCTTAGGTTGCCCCTTGACCTTGACTTCGTAACAAATCATAACGCTACCCCTTCGTTAAGTGGGCCGATTCAATGGCATTTGCAGAACTTTCATCGGCCTAAGGATGCCCGACCTATCGATGCCGACTACATCGATAGGCCACAGTCCTTAATCAAAACTTATTTGCCCGCCACCCCTTACTTGCTCGGCCTGTTCTCCTTTCCGGTTAAGGTCCATCATCGCAAGTAAGACCGTGGTGTCCACCTTGTAAGCTTAAGCTTGCTCTACCCGTCAATCCTTGGAACACGAAGGCCAATGGTGGCCGTTTACCTCGTCCCGTTAAGACGTAGTTCTGCTTAACAGGTGGTACGCCGTCAAGTATTTTAGGGCGAAATCCTACAGATAGCTTAAGAGCTTAAGCTTTAGGCATGGGTCTGGCATTAGGCAGGGCTTACTCCGCACCCTGTTCTAACGCACACCTTAGTCGTTTTGAAGGGATAGGTTGGCATCCTATCACTATCTAAGGCTGATTTAAGAAGGCTTAACCGAGCGTCAAGGGCGATAGCACCAAGCTATACGAGCAATTGTAAGTTGCTGCGCTGGATTCGGCGGTCCCATAGCTTACACAAGAGCCACTAAGAGCTAAACCTAACATGCTGCTTTTCTGATTAAAACCGGTTAGTGGGTTTCGCCATAAGGCACATCAGGGGTGGTTGAGATCCACCCGACCCGGCCTAAGTAATAAGCCGAAGCCTATTACTTAGGTCCAATCAACCTACTTAAGTAGGCTGATGATTTCAGCGTTTTGAGCTACGAGAGCTTCAATCGCTGCCATCTTACGTTGGGCCAAGCTTTGCTTCTTAGCCTTCGGCTCATCAGCCTTCGGCTCGTCCTTCGGCGTCTCCTTCGGAGCCTTCGCTGCTTTGGCTGGCTTCGTTGCCGCTGCTTTAGCAGGCTTGGCTGGCTTAGCAGGCTTGGTGTCGGTGACGGTTAACGCGATTAAATCGTTGAGCCCCTCTCGAAGCAGCTCCATATCCCCCTTGAGACCGTCCTTGATCTTCGCTGTTGGCCAGTAGACCTCACCACGGTTGGCTTTCGAGACGCTCTTCTCAAGCTTGGTAAGCTCGGTCTTAGTTAAGTTAGCTCCGTCCACCCCTCGTTGTATCAGACCGATGGTCGGGGTTTTCCCGCGCTTATTTGGCTTAACGCAGGGTTCAGCTTGCACTTCGGCACTCATGGGAATTGGGCCGGAGTACTTGTCCGTGCTGGACGGAGTGGTCTCTTTGATCGCGGAGGATGGGGCTTTCAAATAACTCATAACAACACAACCTTTCGGTGTATCCCATGTTGTGGGACGTTGTGGATGCCGTCAGCCGATTGCCAACGACACCCCAAAGATAGCGACTGCCAAGAATTCCGCAAGTGTTTTTTTCACCGACAGCGAAAATAGTCGTTTGGCCCTCGCGCGTGAAACCGACCAAAAAACTTTTGCCGATCGTGCCGACAAAGGGATTTCCCACCCGATTTATTGCCCACCCACACCGCCCCAATCGACCCACTTGGCAGCAAGATATGTCTAACGCGCAAGGAGGGCTATAGTATCGCCGATATCTTTTAGGTAGACCCAACAAGAACTAACCGAAATAAAGGACCAAGGGGTTATGCTAAGCTGGGAAGGGCGAAAGGGGTAAGCAGGGTTCGCTTACCTTACCCTGCTTAGCATAACCCTCAACTAACCCTCCACAGCCCCTAAGGGGCTTAATTGGGTTATATAGGCCGCCAGATCGCCCCAATCGGCCCTTTATTTGGGTTAGTTGGCCCTATGGGGAAGTCCCTAAGGGACCATAGGGGAAGTCCCTAAAGGGACAAGCAGGGAAACCCCTTAGGGGTTATTATGGGTTATGTCATGCCGATCCTACGCCGCATAGCAAACGTCGCTTCCCCGAAGTTGTCTTCTTTATTATATATGACGATAACACCAAACTCACTAATTTTGGGTTGAACCTCCCCTATAGTTGCTTGTCAGTCTCTGCATTTACATATATATTACATTTATATAAGAGTACCTACGGCTACAGCGTAGGGAGCACCTACTAGAAAGGGTGGTTGGTTATGCCACAAGCCCCTGTTCGTAATAAGATGCAGAGAATGTTTGATATGACGGCTCTTTCGTCTATGTACCTGCGTGGTATGCGTCAGGTGGACATGGCTAAGGAGTTAAAGGTCAGTGTGTCTACTGTTGAGCGTGATCTGTCTAAGTTGCGTGCTCAGTGGGAGGACGCTTCGGTGTACAACTTCCATTCGGCTAAGTCGGAGCAGTTGGCTAAGATAGATGAGATAGAGAGGGCAGCGTGGGCGGCTTATGAGGCTAGCCGTTCAGAGAGGCGTAAGGTAACACACTTTGACGAGCAGGTTAACCCACGTACAGTCACTCAGCGGGACGATGCTGGGGCGGGTGATGCTAAGTGGCTGGATAAAATTTCGTGGTGTGTGGAGCAGCGGTGTAAGATAATGGGTTTTCATGCTCCCAAGGAGGTTGCTATGACGCATAGTAAGATAGAGCGTCCTTTGAAGGAGTTGAGTAAGGAAGAATTGATGATGATAGCCCAGCGGCGTAAGGCTGATGCAGCTCTGGCGGTAGAGTCGGAGGTTTTGGACGATGTTTACGGCGGTGATGAGACTGCCCTTGAGATGGAGGCACCCGAATGATCAATGTGAAGCTAGAGCCTCAGAATTCTGAGGATGTTCCACGTGGAGCAACGCCTATCTACATAAAAAAAATATTTCCAGATATGTCCAAAAAGGTTGAGCCGCATTTTGATGAGGAGCAGGGTGTGGAGTATGATGAGAATGGCGATGCAGTAATTTTGTGATGGATAAGTCACAAGAGGCGGCTGAGATACTCTTACAGCGTCAAGAGGCTTACGATACGCTGCTTGGGTTTACGGAGTTCACCTTCCCTCAGTTTGCTGCGGCAGAGCATCATAGACTGATCTGCGAGAAATTGCAGGAAATAGAAAAAGGGGCTATTAATCGCTTAATGATCTTTATGCCACCGCGACATGGCAAAAGTGAGTTAGCTAGTAGGCGATTCCCAGCATGGTTCATAGGGCGCAACCCAGATGCGTCGATCATACACGCTTCCTACGGTCAAGAGCTAGCTACTGACTTTGGGCGCGATGTAAGAGAGATAGTGAACAGTGAAGAGTATCAAAAGGTTTTTGAGGGGAAGAGGCTCTCGCAAGATGCCACTGCCGCTAATAAGTGGCGCATTGCTGATCACCGGGGTGAGTATTTTGCTGTGGGTGTTGGGACATCGGCTACGGGACGAGGAGCAGATCTGCTCATTATAGATGACCCTATTAAGAACAGAGAGGATGCTGATTCTCTAGCAGAGAGGGAGCGTGTCTGGGGTTGGTTCCGCTCTACAGCTTTTACTCGACTACAGCCCAGTGCAAAGATTATTGTTATCCAGACGAGGTGGCACGACGATGACCTTAGTGGTCGTTTGATACAGCAGACGGAAGACAGTGATGATTTAGATAACTGGGAGGTGCTGCGTCTTTCTGCTGAAGCTATGGATGATGACCCTATTGGCCGCAAGAAGGGCGAGGCACTATGGCCAGAGTGGTACAATAAAAAATCACTCAAAGAAATTCGTAGTGTTTTAGGGGAGCGAGAGTATCACGCCTTGTATCAACAGGAACCTACTCGCGCAGAGGGTTCTTTTTTCCATGTAGATTGGTTTGACACGTATGACCACTTACCTTCCCATACAACTCTTAGATTTTACGGGACGAGCGATTACGCTACTTCAGAGAGATCTGGTGCTGACTACACTGTTCATATTGTGTTTGGAGTAGACCCTTACGACCGTATCTATGTAGTAGATGTATGGAAAAAGAGGGCTAAGCCCCAAGATTGGATAGAGGCTGTCATCGATCTGATGAAAAAGTGGAAGGTGACGCAATGGGGCGAAGAGCGAGGTCAGATACTGAACTCTGTCGGTCCCTATCTTTCGCAGCGCATGAAAGAGCGTGGGGCTTATTGTTTTAGGAAGCAGTATACACCGAGCAGAGACAAGACGGTAAGGGCTAGGTCTATACAGGGTAGGGCGCAGCAGGGCATGGTCCTGTTTCCTAAAGGCAAAAATTGGGCACATGAAGTCATACAGACGCTTACTGCATTCCCAGCGGGTAGGCACGATGACGAGGTTGACTGTTTCTCTTTATTAGGTATAATGTTAGAAGAGCTAACCCCCGGCAAGCCATTACCAGATGAAGAAAGTCCGTGGGGAGCAAGGTCATATACCTTTGAGGAGTTGATGCACAGATCAACATTGCGTAAGCAGGGAAAGCGGACGGTACGAGAAGCTCCCATCGTAGGCAACCACGAACCTATCCCCTACGAGGAACATTATAGTAGTTTGCTGTAACTACCAAGAATTATTTGTACTTGACATACCTCAAAACCATGTGCCATATTTAAATTATGCCAGTATCCTACCCAAAAGATAATGACGGAAGAATAGAGTGGTGGCGTAGACGTTTGCAACATGCAACCGACTACTACCGACCTTTCTTTGAAGCCTCGCAGATTCTGCTTGATCAGTACAATATGCAAGCAGCAACAGAGCGAGAACGAGACATGGAAGACATGGCTTTGTCTTCTGACCCTGCTACCCGCATTAAGACCAACATTATATACGGGTGGATAGATCAAAGTGTGTCTAACATAGCCGCACACGACCCTAAGTTCAATATTACCCCCTTTAATAAGGAGGGCATTGGACAGGAAAAGTTTGTTGCTAAGATTAGCGACTACTGGTATCGTGAGACAGGGCAGTTGGCACAAGACAAGCGCACATTACTGGACGCTTTCTTATGCCCGTGGGGTGTGTCAAAGATAGGCTACACGATTGACTTTGAGAACATGACGGTCACTAACCCACTTATTAATCCCGGCAAAGTTATTGATGATCCTGTCACGGAGAGTATGTTCCTCTCTTCTGGTGAACTGACTACGGTAGACAACGATCAGAACCACGAAGAGCACATTGGCATCCATATGCAAGCTATGCAGCAACCGGATGCTACGCCCCAAGCATTAGAGTTCCTTGAGGCGCACATACAAGACCATCAAAGACTTTTGGACAAAGACAATGCGGGGGATCACTCTTCTATAAAGTGGGAAGCCCCCTACGGTAGGCGTTGGAGTCCCGGTGATTTTCTTATCGACCCCTTTGCTACTGACGGCATCCACGATGCTCGTTGGATAGCCTTCCGTTACGTCCGTCACATCGATGAGATGATGGCAGATGACTCTCTTGAGAACACATCGGGCCTTGAGCCTAATGATGAGTTGCGGATGGGCAATGCCCCAGAGTCGAGTAACATCTACGAAGTTGATGACTTTGGCATGGTTGAAGGCTATGAGATCTACGCCAACCATATGGTTGTGCAGCAGGGTCGAAGGTCTAACTTATTTATTAATCTGTCACCGCAGCACAATAAGTTCTTTAGATATAGCGAAGAATGGCCGTTTCGACATATAGACGGCTTCCCAGTAGAGATGCTGAACTTCAACAACTCAGTAACTACTTGGTTCAACAAGCCGCCCCTATTACTCGCTGGTGGCGATGCTTTGCAGTCGTTGGTAAACGAAATCTTAGATTCTTATCTTTCGGTCATCCGCAAGCAAAAGAATCTATTTTTGTATGACCCTCGCTATGTATCTGATACGGAGATCAACGACATACTCCAAGCAGATGACATGGAAGCTTTTGAAGTTGAGGGTCTTGTTGAGTCACAAGGTAGGGCAGTGCAACCCGTGCAGTTTGGTGATGTCCAGAACGACAAGGGCGCGTTGCTCAACATGGTGCAAACAATGTTTGATAGAAGTGCGGGTACCCCACAGCCCGTAGCTTTGCCGCAAAGTGACTCAGCAACTGAAGCTAACATCATGGACAAGCGCAACTCTGCGCGAGAGGATGAGAGGGCACAGGCCTTCAAGCAGTTCCAGATCCGCAAGGCTACTAAGTTCTGGCAGCTAACGACAGAGTTCAAGCCCGACCGTGTTTTTCTTATCGACCCCAATGCCAGAGAGTTCATCTCTATCACAGAAGACATGGCAAAGGGCGAGTATGACTTTGAGATCGATATTACTTCTGGCTCTAGGGCTGTTGCTCTTGAGCGCAAACAATACTTGGATCTAATCAACTTGATGGGAGGTCTGTCTGATAAGTTGCAGCAGATCTACGGAGAGCCTCCCAACCTAGGCGAGTTGGTCAAACTTCTCTTGGTCCGTGGTTATGAGATACACGACCCAGAGCGCATACTTCCATTCCTTGATAAACCTGCGGCAGAGGTTATTAACCCAGCCGCACCTCAAGATGGACCTCCGCAGAACGGAGCACCGAGTGCTCCCGGCCAAGCTCCCGGTGGCCAGCGAGGAGGGGCGCGTATACCCGCGAAAGCAGTAAATCCTAGTATGTTAGCACAGCCATCGCAGACACCGAGTGCAATCTTGGGCAATGCCCAGCGGACGCAGGGACAGGGCGCACCCGCGCCACCCCGTCCGAATAAAGAAGGACGATAGCTATGCCTCGCGTAGGGAATAAGCACTTCCCGTATACGGCCAAAGGGAAGGCTGATGCTAAAGCTGCTGCTAAAAAGAAGAAAAAGCCCGTAAAAAACGCCACCAAGTCTAAAAAGAAATATTAGGGGTATCATGGCACCAAGAACAGGACGATCCTACGGCAGAAAGAAAAAGAAGAGCCAAAACAAACGCGAAGAGATTGCTGACTTAGTTGGCGATATGAGTCCAACGCAGCTAGCGGCTGTTGAGGGCTTTATAGCTGGAGAGAGTCAAGGCGAGAATGTCCGTGGCCTACAGGACTATAAGAATATGGCTACGGCTGGGCCGGGACTTGGCGTTGCCACTGCTGCCCCCGCTACTGCGTTTGGTGGTTTGCCTACACTGTCCGACACAAGTGCCCAAGGTCGTGCGGCCAGTGCCCGTGTTGCAGCCTCCGAGCGAGCGAACTTCCAGCGTAGGCTTG